ACTATAGCAAAGGTATTGTGTTTCAGTTCACGGCATCAACCTTTTTTAACCTAATAGGATCTGGTACTAACGAAACATTTTGGGGTAGTGGTGGTACCACATTATATGCTGGTAATAATAACGGTGACGGGTATGGCGTAGTTCAGGCCAACACCACACTCAGTGCCAATACATGGTACTATGCTTCACTGAGTTTCAGCGGCACTACGGGCTGGACTATCTACATAAATGGTGTGGCACACGGAACCAGTGCTTCTACCACAAATAGATCGGCGGCATCAACACCAGAAATATTTGCGTATCAAGGCAATGCCAACAACACAACTGGTAAAGTTGCAGTGGCACACGTATACACAAGGGCATTGACTGCTGCCGAACATCTTCAAAATGCCACCTATTATTTGACTAGATATAACGGATCAAGTCCAGCCTAAGCATCCTATATAAATACCCAATAAGGAATAACAATGCCAATAATCGGACCCGGAATAAAAATTGGACCCGGAATCACAATCTCGGCTGGCGGACCTGTGGTAGTTGCGTCAAATCTAACACTTTACCTTGATGCGGCACAACCGGCCAGTTATCCCGGTGCTGGTGCAACTTGGTATGACCTAAGCGGTAACAACAACAATGCTACCCTGTACAACAGTCCCGGTTACGACGGACTGGGCGTGGTATTTTCGGGTGCAGGTACAGCACCAGCCCCGGGCACAGTGGGCTCGGTACAATACGGACAGGTGCCCAATGGAGTTTACTTCAACGGCGACTTCACTATCAGCAGCTGGATCAAGATATCGGCCTACAACAATTGGCAACGTATAATTGACTTTGGGCAAGGTGCCGGTGTCAATTCGGTACTACTATCATCAACATATGGCACATCTGGCTATCCGGGCTTTTATGTTTCTGGATCTCAATTTCAATCAACTCAACAGTTGTCTTATAATACTTGGTACAATGTAGGAGCCACAATGTCAGGTACAACCGGTACAATTTACGTAAATGGTACAGCAGCAGGAACTGCAACCATGAACGTTGCAGCCAACGTGACACGACAATATTGCTACATTGGACGTAGTGAATGGGCCGGGGATGGTATGTTTCAAGGCAGCATTGGATCCATATTGATTTATACCCGTGCATTAAGCAGCACTGAGATGATGCAGAACTTTACAGCATTGCGATCAGAATACGGCGTATAAAGTTTTGACAATCGTGTTACAGTAAGCGTATAATTACTGTATGCTCACAACAATTCAAGACGCTGTACTACAACTCCTACCTGCTAAAAGAAAAACAAGTTCAAGTGGTTGGACCAGTTTTAACGCTGTCTGTTGTGAACATAACGGCGAAAGCCGTGATACTCGGGGGCGCGGCGGGGTAATTGCCAATTCAAACGGCAGCATCAGTTATGCTTGTTTCAACTGCAACTTCAAAGCCAACTACACACCAGGTAGACACTTAAACTATAAGTTTCGTAAACTCCTGAGTTGGTTTGGGGCAGATGAAAACTCCATCAAGCGACTGGTAATTGATGCTATCCGTATTCGTGAGCTGGTTAGCCCAGAAGAACTAGAAAAAGAGCCAGCAGAAGAAGTTACCTTTCGGCCACGCCCATTACCCGTTGGCGCCAAGAGTTTTAGTGAGTGGCGTACATTTTTAGCACTAACAGACGACAACTACATTACTCCAGAATCCTTAATGAAATCGGTTCAATATGTGGACAGTCGTGGTGGTGACCTATTAGGACGATACGAGTTCTACAGTACAGAGGATGATGAACATAACATGCATCGGCGTGTGATTGTACCTTGCTATTGGCGAGGGCAGTTAATAGGTTCAACATCGAGAACATTCGAAGAAGGCATCAAGCCCAAATACTATGCAGATTATGAACCTAACTACGTCTATAACATGGACCGCCAAACTCCTGAGAAAAAGTTTGTCATCGTCACCGAAGGACCGTTTGACGCAATGGCAGTTGATGGTGTTGCTGTCCTTAGTAATGAATGTAGCGAAGTGCAAGCAGATATTATTGACAGTCTTGGACGTGAAGTCATTGTCGTTCCTGACTTTGACTATAAATTGGTCAAGGGGAAAAGTGTTTGGGCCGGATCAAAGCTCGTGGAGCAGGCTATTGAGTTTGGTTGGAGTGTTAGTTTTCCAATCTGGAATGAAAATATAAAAGACGTATCCGACGCTGTCAAAACACACGGTAAGTTGTTTACATTAAAAGCAATACTAGCGGGCAAGCAATCGAGTCGATTAAAAATTGAACTACATAAAAAACGTATACATAGTTAACAATGGCAACAAAAGAATATTCAACTGAGTTACAAAAACTATTTTTAGAAATGATGTTACAAGACGCACAGAGCTATGTGCGTATTTCTAATATCTATAATCCTGAGAACTTTGATCGCAGTATACGTGCGGCAGCAGAGTTTTTAAAAACACACACCACAGAGTATAAAACTTTACCCACAGCAGAACAGATCAAGGCAGTTACTGGTGTAGAACTGCGACCAGTACCGGAACTGAATGAGAACCACAATGATTGGTTCATGGCCGAGTTTGAACAGTTTACTAAACGACAAGAACTAGAACGTGCAATTTTAAAGGCAGCGGACTTGCTGGAAAAGGGCGACTTTGATCCAGTTGAGAAACTAATCAAGGATGCGGTACAGATCAGTTTGCAAAAGGATTTAGGTACAGACTACTGGGCAGATCCTGCGGCACGTATTAACAAGTACTTTAATGCTGGCGGACAAGTAAGCACAGGCTGGCCACAACTAGACAGATTGTTGTATGGTGGATTTAGCCGTGGTGAACTAAACATCTTTGCAGGTGGATCGGGGTCAGGTAAATCGCTTGTGATGATGAACATTGCACTTAACTGGCTTGCCCAAGGACTTAACGGTGTTTATGTATCGTTGGAACTTAGTGAAGAACTGTGTAGTTTGCGTACCGATGCTATGTTGACCAGTACCAGCACAAAAGAAATTCGCAGGGACATTGAAAACACAAGTCTTAAGATTGGCATGGCAGGCAAGAAGTCGGGCACATATCAAGTCAAGGCATTGCCAGCACAGAGCAACATCAATGACGTTCGAGCATACTTGAAAGAATATCAAATACAAACCAACCGCAAGGTTGATTTTGTGATGATTGACTATTTGGACTTGTTGATGCCAGTTAGTGCCAAAGTCAGTCCCAACGACTTGTTTGTTAAAGACAAGTATGTGTCAGAAGAGTTGCGTAACTTGGCCAAAGAACTGGGCATGTTAATGGTAACTGCATCGCAACTTAACCGTAGTGCAGTTGATGAACCTGAATTTGACCATAGCCACATTTCGGGTGGTATTAGTAAGATTAACACAGCAGATAATGTGTTTGGTATTTTTACCAGCAGACACTTGAAAGAAAAAGGCAAGTACCAAATTCAGTGTATGAAATCGCGTAGTAGTACTGGTGTCGGGCAAAAAATTGATTTGGACTATAACATCGAAACCATGCGTATTACAGATCCGGGAATTGATGCAGATCAAGGCTCAGGTCCGCCCAAGGTTTCCAGCATTATGAGCCAGATTAAAAACAAGGCTGCACCAGCAGATGATGATGCAGCACCAGCAAAATTCCAACGTGCAACAGGAACTCCTGCATGGGAACAAGCGCCAAAAGTAACAGGGGAAGTACAAAGCACTAAACTCAAGCAGATGCTTGCGGGTTTGAAGAAAGCAGATTGAGTTATCCGATCTAAATTAGAATACATAAATATAACTAGAATCGGAGCAGGATTTTGCGTAAACAGACCCGTAGTATATTAGAAGAACTTGCAGGTGCAGGTGCTCAGCGCGATAAGGAAAGTCTTATCGAAAGCCGTGCCAGTAACGTCATTGCAGGCGCAATCAATCTAGTAAATTACATTAAAGAGCACTACGATGCTGAAACAGCAGACGAGCTTGAACGCCGTTTGTTGAACAGCATCCGCAGTCAAGAGCCAGCAAAATTTACACGTAAAATTCGTAGTCTCCGCGAAAACAAGCGAGACGAAAATGAGAATTGACCAAATTACAACAGTACGTGAAAATGAACAACTAGATGAGCTTTCTTGGAAAGACATCCAAAAAGGTGCAGCCAAAGCACAAAAAGGCGCACAAAAATTCCAAAAGAATGTATCGCAAACCGGTGATGCAGTTGCAGGCGCAGCAAATGCAGTCGGCGGCGCAGGAGCCGAACTAGCAAAACAAGCTATTGGACGCCCAGTTGGTGCTGCATATAATGCAGTCAAAGGCGGACTAGGCAAAGCCGCAGATACTGTAGCAAACACCTACGGTGACGTAAAAAAAGGTGTACAGAATGTTGGTCAAGGTATTTCAACCGCACAAACAGATTTAGGTAATGTTGCTAAGTTTGCAGGAAAAAGCGCCGCAGATGCAATCGGCGGAACAGGACGTGCAGTTGGCGCAGTAGCCAGCGTACCACAAGGCTTTGGACGTGCTGTAAAGGGTGGGTACAATACTGGAGTACAGGCAATTGGCGGACCTGACCAAAGTCAACAACCAGCAGCATCTCCGGCACAACAACAGGCAGCACCCGCAGGCGGCGAAGTACAAGGTAACGCAGGAGCATCAACAGGTGCAAAAGCTGATCCTAAGATAGCCGGAATACAAAAACAAATTGCACAAAAGCAAAGAGAAATTGGCGAATTAGAAGGCCAACTACGTATGGCTCAGCAACAGTCTGGTGAGCAACCATCACAACCTGCAGACAACTCAGTAGGACAAGCAATAGAAAAAGGCTCACAAGCAGTAGGCAATAAAGCACGAGCTGTAGG